ACATGAAGGTCAGCGACATGAGTGCCAATGCACCCGTAGGTACAACCCTCGCCCTCCTCGAACGCCAGCTCAAGACCATGAGCGCGGTGCAGGCCCGTGTGCACTACTCGATGAAGCAGGAGTTTAAGCTCCTTAAGCATATCATCGCCGAGTATACGCCGGAATCCTATTCGTACGAGCCGGAAGAAGGCGACCGCAAAGCTAAGAAGTCGGACTACGACAATGTCGATGTGTTGCCGGTTTCGGACCCCAACGCTGCCACAATGGCACAAAAGATCGTCCAGTATCAGGCGGTCATCCAGTTGGCCCAAAGCGCGCCGCAAATCTACGATATGCCGTATCTGCACCGTCAGATGCTGGAGGTCTTGGGTATCAAGAATGCTTCCAAACTGGTGCCTTTGGTTGATGACGAGGACCGCAAGCCGCGTGATCCGATCAGTGAGAACATGGACGTTATCAACGGCAAGCCGGTGAAGGCGTTCATTTATCAGGACCACGAAGCCCATATGGCTGCCCATATGGCGTTTATGGGCGATCCCAAAATTCAGCAGGTGATCGGCCAGAACCCACAGGCGCAACAGATGGCGGCTGCTATGGCGGCGCACATCCAAGAGCACTTGGCGTTCGAATACCGTCGTCAGATCGAGCAGCAGGCCGGTGTGCCACTGCCTCCACCCGACTCGGATATGGACGAAAACACCGAAATCCAGATTTCTCGCTTGGCCGCAGCCGCTGCGCAGCAGTTGCTCCAGAAGGATCAGGCAGAGGCGCAAATGGCGCAAAACCAGCAGATGATGCAGGACCCCATCGTCCAGATGCAGATGCAGGAATTACAAATCAAACAGGGCGAACTGGAACTCAAAAAGCAAAAGCTCGTCATGGAAGCGGCAGAAAAGCAGGACCGCATCGAACTCGAAGAGCAGCGCATCGCTGCACAAAAAGAAATCGCTGGCCTCCAAGTTGGGGCCAAGATTGCAACGGACAAGAACAACTTGGACGCCAAGCAAGAAGAGGCTGGGCTGCGGCTCGGCGTCGAAATCGCCCGCGATGCTATGCGGGCGGTACAAACTCAAGAACCCCCTGTTTCCCCACAGCAACCTAAGGAGAATGAATGAGCACAGTACTCTTACATCTAGCTCAGAAAATCGACGAGGCGTGCAAGGACATCGAACGTGACCTTGCGATGGGCAAAGTTAACGATCTTGGCGACTATAAGTTCGCCTGTGGCCGTTATCGTGGCCTGTTGACCGCGAAAGATTTTATTATCGAAACCGCCCAGCAACTGGAGCAAGACGATGACTGAGATTGTAGGTGTCGCCGCCCCCGCCCTCGTAGGAGTGGACGGGAAAGTGCTTAACGCACCCCCAAAAGAGCCCGAAGTTCCTATAGAGGACCGGGCAAAACAGCTTCCCGACCCTCAGGGGTATCGGCTTTTGTGTGCCATTCCGGAAATCGAAAAGACGACCGAGGGTGGAATTTTAAAAGCTGATGTCACTTTGGAGCGTGAAGAACTCCTCACAACCGTGCTGTTTGTCGTGAAGATGGGCCCTGACGCCTATCGTGACGAGAAGCGGTTCCCCTCAGGCCCTTGGTGCAAGGAAGGCGACTTCGTGCTCGTCCGTCCGAACGCCGGTACCCGTGTGGAAATTCATGGTCGTGAGTTCCGCATCATCAACGACGACTCTGTCGAAGCTGTTGTGGAAGACCCTCGCGGCATCCGCCGCAAGTAAAACGGGCTTGCCCGTACAAAAGGAGATGTAACTATGGCTACGAAGCCAGATGATGATTTCGAATTTGAGTTCGAGACTGAGGACGCAACCCCTGCTCCTGAAGTAGACGACAAGCCCGACCTTGAGATTGAAGACGATACTCCCGAGCAGGATCGTGGGCGTGAGCCCATGCCCAAGGAGATCGTAGAAGAACTCGAAGCTGACGAGCTTGAGGAATATTCGGAGAAGGTAAAGCTCCGCCTCAAGCAGATGAAGAAGGTTTGGCACGACGAGCGGCGCGAAAAAGAACGGTTTATGCGGGAGCAGGCCGAAGCTCTTTCGGCTGCCCAACGCCTCCTTGAAGAGAATAAGAAGCTCAAATCCTCGCTCACGCAGGGCGAAAACTACTTGCTGGATAGCTATAAAGCCCAAGCAGAGTACGAGCTTAAAGAAGCAGAGCGTGCGTATCGGGATGCCTATGAAGCAGCCGATACTGATCGTGTTGTAGAGGCACAGAAGAAGTTGACTGAGGCATCATTTAAGGTGCAACAGTTAAACAGCTATAGACCGCCTTTACAACAACCTGAGACTGAGGTACAACTTCCTCAAGAGCAGGTTCAAGTTCCGCAACCTGACCGTAAAGCAATGGCGTGGCAAGAGCGCAATAGCTGGTACGGTTCAGATGCTGAAATGACGGCCTCTGCGCTCGGGCTTCACCAGAAGCTCGTAGATCAACGGGGTCAGCAATTTGCTGGCACCGACGAATATTGGGCTACCATCGACAAGACGATGCGTCGCCGGTTCCCCGAATATTTCGGGGATGACGAAGTGGCTAGTGGCGGCTCCAAAACTGCTGCACGTGAAACCAAAAGCGCCACCGTCGTTGCTCCAGCTTCACGCAGCCGATCCCCCAAGAAGATTAGGCTTACTACGTCCCAACTCTCGATTGCGAAGAAGTTGGGCCTAACCCCCGAGCAGTATGCCCGGGAAGTTGCTAAAGGAGAATAACGATGACGGAACGCGGACTTATGGATGAGATGAACGCTCAGATTTCTTCTGATCGCGCACCTCGTAAAACACGTGAACAAATGGAACGCCCGAAGGTTTGGCAGCCTGCCTCGTTGCTGCCGGAACCGGATCAACAGCCGGGTTATGTGTATCGCTGGATTCGCGTTGCTTCCGCAGGGAAGTCGGATGGTCAAAACTTCATGTCGAAAAAGCGTGAAGGCTGGGAACCAGTCCGAATTGAAGAGCAACCGCAATTTGCCGATATGACCGATCCCGACAGCCGCTACAAAGACAATATCGAGGTTGGTGGGTTGCTGCTCTGCAAAGCCCCGAAGGAAATGATGGAATCGCGCAAAGAGTACTTTGCTCGTAAAAATCAGGCCCAGATGGACTCGGTGGACAACAACTTCATGCGCGAGAGCGATAGCCGTATGCCCCTCTTTAGGGAGAAAAGGTCTACGACTTCGTTCGGTAGTGGCAAACGCTAAGCTAGGAGCTTAACTATGGCATATCCTTCCGTTACAAGCCCGTACGGGCTTACTCCGATCAATCTGATCGGCGGTCAGGTTTTTGCCGGTTCCACTCGCCAACTCCCCATCGCAACCAACTCCTCGACGGCCATCTTCTATGGTGACGTCGTGAAGCTGCTTACCGGTGGTACGATTGGCAAGGACACCGGCACTGACTCGGCTACGCCGGTTGGTGTTTTCCTCGGCTGCACCTACACCGATCCGGTTTATGGTGTGACCTTCCGCCAGTATTATCCCGGCACCACGAACATCACTGACGTCATGGCTTATGTCCTCGACGATCCGGATGCTCTGTTCAAGGTCGCTGTGTGCGCTGGTACAAACTCGAACACCGTCAGCTATGTCACTCAGGCTGCTGTCGGCTCGAACCTCAAGCTGGCTAACGGTGCTAACAACACCGGTTCGACCATCACAGGTAACTCCAAGGTCGGTGTTGACTCGACCGAAGGTCAGACCTCGACGTGGCCGATCCGCGTGATTGACGTCGTTCCTGAAACTGCTCTGGCAGGTAACCCCGGTTCTTACACCGAAGTTATCGTCAAGTGGAACCAAGGTACGCATAGCTACCTGAACCCCACTGGCCTCGCATAAGGAGACTGAACAATGGCAATTTCTCGCGCACAACTCCTCAAGGAGCTTTTGCCCGGCCTGAACGCCTTGTTCGGTCTGGAATATGCCCGCTATGGCGAAGAGCACAAAGAGATTTTCGAAACGGAAACCTCGGAACGTTCCTTCGAAGAAGAAACCAAGCTGTCCGGCTTCTCGGCTGCTCCGGTTAAGAACGAAGGTTCGGCTATCGCTTACGACAACGCGCAGGAAGTCTTCACTGCTCGCTACAACCATGAAACGATTGCCCTCGGGTTCTCGCTCACGGAAGAAGCTATTGAAGACAACCTGTATGACAGCCTGTCGGCCCGTTATACCAAGGCTCTGGCCCGTGCGATGTCGTACACCAAGCAGACCAAGGCTGCTTCGATCCTGAACAACGGCTTCAGCGCCAACTACCCCGGTGGTGACGGCCAGCCTCTGTTCTCGACCACGCACCCGCTGGTCTCGGGTGGCGTCAACGCCAACCGTCCGGCTACTCAGGCTGACCTGAACGAAACGTCGCTCGAAGCGGCGGTCATTCAGATTGCTGGCTGGACCGACGAGCGTGGTCTGCTGATCGCTGCCAAGCCGCGTAAGCTGATCATCCCCCCGGCGCTGATGTTCGTGGCTACTCGCCTGCTCGAAACCGAGCTGCGCACCGGTACCGCTGATAACGACATCAACGCGATCAAGAACAACGGCTCGATCCCGGAAGGTTACACCGTTAACCACTTCCTGACCGACACGAACGCGTGGTTCCTGACCACCGACGTGCCGAACGGTCTGAAGCACTTTGTCCGTACTCCGATGAGCACGGGCATGGACGGTGACTTCGAAACCGGGAACGTCCGCTACAAGGCCCGCGAGCGTTACAGCTTCGGCTGGTCCGATCCGCTGGGTGTGTGGGGCACCTCCGGCTCTACCTAAGAGCCGAGAAGGACGGGGGAAGAGGGAAACCTCTTCCCCTTTTCTTTGGGTATGTGTATACCTGCAGACACTAGGGTTTTACTCGCACCGACTGACCTAGCAGACGTAGTAGAGACGGTGTGAGTTGGTGCTACTACACGGAGATATTCAATGGCGAATACAACCTTTTCAGGTCCGGTAATTTCGACCAACGGCTTTGTTGGCGACTTCACGGGCAACATCACTGGTAATGTCACTGGTGACCTCACTGGCCGCGTTATCGGCACCGTCACGACCCGTTCGGGCGCTGGTGCTGTTCCGATCACTGCTGCTACCGTTCAAATCTCGACTGGTGCTGGCGCTGCTGCGCTGACCCTTGCTAACGGCACGGCTGGTCAGATGCTGACCCTCGTTATGACCGTTGATGGCGGCGGCGATGCTACGCTGACCCCGACCACAAAGACCGGTTTCACCACCATTGTCTTTGGCGACGTGGGTGATGCAGTTGTCCTCCAGTACTTCACCACACTGGGTTGGATGGTTGTGTCGAACAACGGTGCGACTGTTAACGCCTAATCGGTAACCTTTTAGAAGGAGAAATCCGATGGCAATGCAAACAGACGTCAAAACTACGAAGCCCCTTACGGCTACGGGGTTTTTTAAGACGCAGGGCGACGTGAACATGTCGTTCCGCACACGTATCAAGGGTATTTATTACACCAACGGTGCGAGTGCTGGTTCGGTGACGATTTCGGACGGGCAGGGTGGTACCACCCTTATTCAGATTGATACTCCTGCTGCGGCTAACGCAGACGGGGTCTACATCCTCGTTCCAGATCAAGGTCTTCTTGCAGAGAATGGTTTATATGGTACGGTGGTCAACACTGCTTCCATTACTCTATTCTATGGGTGACCTATGCACGCGCAAAAAAGCTACGATCTGTCTGGTAAGAGCGTTTTCATCGCTCTTCCGGC